GCACAAGGAGTTAGGATGAAGCGTGACCTATATGGGTCCGCCATCAGTGCGGGTGTCGTGACTAGGAGAAGCGACGGGAGCGTTCACTACGACACAAACGTGGTGTGTAAGACTACTTATGACAGCGGCGTCACTGCTAACGGCTCGCATGGTCGCTTTGCGATCTTTTCAGACACTCGCACGCGCCCCTTTGTCGGGAATTCCGATGATTACTCGCTTGCGCTTGTGCGGGCGTCAGTGACTACGAGTGCAACCCCGCTTTTCTTTGCTCGACCCTCGGCTCTGATTACCGAGAATGGAACGCTTCAATGGGAGGCTACGGCGCAGCCTGGACTCAGTTACACGTGGACAGGGCCGGTCTACACTACAAACAAGGTCTCGGTCGGCCCTCAGACGGACGTCGACTGGCTCTATGCGGCCTGGCCGACTTTTGGCGTGATTCCTTACTATACGGTCACGACGGTGCCGGGTGCAACGCCAACGTCGCCTGCGGTTCAGTGGGGCGTGATCAATTTGGCAACCCTGGGCGTTTCAGGCGACACCCTTGCAACTGTGGTTGCATCGCGCCTCACATCGCTGCTCTCAACCGCGGCTGGCTTTACAGTAACTGTCACGTCGCCAACGGCCTCGCCCTCGGCGTCCATGACCCAGCAGTATTCAATTGCCAATGCCAGCACGTCACAGAGCCTCTACCTTGACTTTTCGCTGCCTGCAGGCCAGGGGCAGTACAGTCACTCAGACGCCTTGGCGTCCAAGGCCGGCATCCTGCAGGCGTGCAAGCTCCTGGGCTTTATTCCCGGACAAGTCTTTGTGGCCCCTGCCAACACGACAACGCTGACGCCTCGCGCCTATCAGCTTGGGTTTCGCTCAGTCATTAACATGTATTGCTATAAGACCATTCGGTGGGTGCCCGAGGACACAGCAATTGCCGTACCAAAAGCAAGCGATGTTGCCAATAACGTCTTCACCACATACTTTGACTGCTACTCGTACCAGCATTTCCTAAATAACTGTGTTAACCCAACTTTGCAGCGATGTATCTACGACGAGTTCGATTCAAGTCTCATTTTCTCTGAGCAGTGCCTCACAAAGCAACTGAATGGAAGCTGTGTAGCTAATTGTGTGGCCGTGAAGCAGTGGTCGCCAGCAACGTCGTACACCTTGGGACAGGCTGTTGTGTTCCAGGGTCTGGCCTGGGCCTGCACAATTGCGAGCACTGGCCAGCCGCCTTCAGACGCCTCAACGTCCTGGCAGAACTGTGGCGCGGCAATCAATTACTCCTATGTGGATGGAAAGGTTGGCTACCTCCCTGGTGACGTTGTGACGATTTCCAATGGGACAAACACGTATTACGCCACGGCAACAGCAACCACAATCGGCCCGCCGCCCACGTCTGCTAGCAGTGCGAACGGGTGGACATCTGTCCTCGCATTCAACAATCCAAACGGAACGAATATTCAGCCCCAGCTCCCTGTTGTTGCGACTGCTGCGCCCACCATTTCCTTCAATTCGTCGACCAATCTCTTTACGCTAAATCTCGACAGCTATGGATTTGGAGGCACAACCAGCGCGAACGTTGATGATGGCTACTATGGCACCATTGACGATCCCTACAATTCGAACTTTAATGTCCAGCAGCAGAACTATAATGTCTCCCTTAACGACATTGCCCGCGATTCATGGGGCGTGACGGGAACCAATACCCTGACCACGCTTCCCTACGTTGTGGCAAGGCATCCCGGTGTTTGTTTCGACGAGAAGATGAATGTTGAGGCGGACGACTACTTCAACCAGCTCTTTGGCAACTGGCCAGCTCTGATTCTGAGCTACTTTGACCCTCGGACGCAGCTGACAACGTCGTATGTCCGTTACATTCCCCAGGCCTTTAATGCGGGCCTGAGCGTCCAGTCTCCGCTGCCTCTCACGGCCACAACTGCGGGCTCTGTGGGTCTTTCCTCGACCTACCTGCCCTACGGCCGCCTGGGAGGGACGGTGCCCTACATTTACACGTTTGCACAGGACTACCCTTCCATCGGCAACATGTGGAACCCCTTTGATGCAATTGTTGTTGCAACCAGTAACGTGCCAGTTGAGCCAGACTACACGACGCCCCTGTACGAGATTAATGACGCTGGTCTGCCGACGACTCTTCAGACGAACGGGAACACGCAGAAAATCATCGCAGAGCTTAACATCAAGCCCTTGTCAAATCTCCAGAGTGGCTGGGAGTACCGCACCGAGATCCTCTTTGATCCCCAGACGCCGGTGGTCATGGAGCTGCAGTCGGGGCGCGTGTTCAACCAGTTTGATTTCCAGCTCTTTCTGCGCATGAAGGGGACAAACCAGCTGCGGCCCTTGAGCCTTTCAAACGGAGGATCCGCATATCTTCGCTGGGTCTTTCTGCGCAAGTAGTGACGTGAAACGTGTGTTCGCGTCACAACACTGCCTTGAAAGAGTAGCCCGACTTTCACACACAGGCCGAGTCGGCAAAGATGTCGAAGATCCAGAAGATCGCCATTACGGATGCCCGCCTCATGCAGGATGAGCCGGCGTATGCCGTGCAGAAGGGCGCGCTCTCCGTGTCCGTTGCGCCCTTTGCTGCCATTGCCGCCTCGTCCTCGCAGATGACGTTCCAAATCCTTGTGCCCTCGCTCAACGTCTTCATCGACCGCAAGATTGTCCTCGCCACGCCGCTGTCCTTCACTGCCAACGTTTTCTGGGGCGGCCCGCGCGGCGCATCGTACCGGACAGTCTATGTCTGCGTCTCAACTGGCACCGTTGCCACCAACGTTAACACATTTAGCACGTCAAAGATCTCCACTGCTGGTATTGCCCTCCAGACGGGTCCCACTTTGACATTGGGTCTTGCTGCAGCTGCAATCACGGCGCAGATTGCTGCTGGCCAGCCTCCCCAGGTTCTTGGTGCAGGCTTTGCTCCTGGCACGGTCCTCACTGTTTTTACTGATAGTGGCACCAACGATATTGCAGCTATTACCTTTGAGCCTCCTACGCAGGCTGCACTTGCCGCAACGGCCCCCTTCCTCATTGTTGCGTCTACGCTCTTTGACGTGCCGGAGCCTCAGATGAGCGCGTCGCAGGGCGCTGGCATCTCGCAGGGCCTTGACCTGGGGCAGTCCATCTCGTATGGCGGCCTTCCTTCCGGCATTTCCGGATGGTGCAGCGCCGTCTCTGGCAAGGACCTTGCCCTCACGCAGTTCCCTATCCAGAGCTGTCTCAACAGCATGACGGCGACGCTGAATGACTGCACGGTCACAACCAACGGCGACACGCTCCGCGAGCAGCTGATGCTGACGTCGTCGCGCGACACCCTCAAGCAGCGCACGACGCCCACCAATGCCGACGTTTTCTCGTGGGGACGCGACGACGTCCAGAATGGTGCTGGAAATTTCTCAACGTACTCTACCGCAAATGGCTACGGCGACGTGCCCAACGGCGCGTGGCCCATTGCCTGGTCAATCAACCCCACGTGCGCAACGCAGCTAGCGGCAACCGCAACTACTTCAGTCACTGCGCCGGGAGTCGGAACTGCTGCAAGTTGGCCGTTTCTTGCTGCTGGCGTTGTGAGCAATTTCCTGCCTGTAACTTCCGTCGCTGGCAGTGCTGCATCTGGTGGTATTGGATTTTACATTGCCGCAGTTTCAACGTCTGTTACCGTGCCTACGACGCCCGCGTATACCGCCACAAACGTGCTGGTTCCGTTCCTCAACTACCAGCCTGTGTGGACGACTGGATTTCCGGGTGGTGACCTTCTGGGTAGCACAAATGCTGCAAACACGCTCTACACGGGCGCCACGGGTGCTAACCAGTTTATTGTGACGGCCGGCGCTACGGCAACTCTCAAGCTAAACATTGCAGTCCCGCCTATGAGCATGATTGGCGCTCGTCTTTATGACGCGCTTGCCGGAAATTACCTCACAAGCGTTGCTCCTAACGCTCCTGCTACTGCTAACACGTCTTCAACTGGTGTCTTTGCCATTGTGACATCCCTTGTTACGGGCGGTCTTGGTCAGCCCGGTTCCGTGTATGGTCTTACGTACAGCACTACTTCCACTACTGGAGCTAGTACAACAATCGCTTTGCAGTCCGCTGTTTCCCCAAGCGGCCACGTCCTTGGACTTTCGGGTGGCTGCCCGGCGGGCTACCCCTTGCC